ATGACCCAAACAGAAGAAGATCTCGAGCTTTCGGAATTGTCCGGCGAGTTTGCCGACGACGATGTCGTCGTCCATATCCGTATCTCGCGCCCGACGGGCTCCAATCTCGACTGGACCCTCGAGGTGATCGACGAGGAAGGTTACTCCACCGTTTGGGAAGATTCCTTCCCCACCGACCGCGAAGCCTATGAAGAGTTCCTCGCCACGATCGAGCGCGATGGCATCCAGACGTTTACGGAACATCCCGTGCAAACGCTTCACTGAAGCGCATCGCGACTGGCGTTCGCTTGCAGCGTTTTTTTGGCGGCGACCGCCTTGGGCTTCGGAAAGTCCGACCAGCCCTGAGAAGATCACCGAAACGCCGCGTGTCCTGCCTTCTGATCGGACTGGCGCAGCAAAAGAAGCGGCAGGCGCTCTGCTTTTCCCTGTCCTCTCTTCAGCGCCGCCCGGCCAAAGCAAACCGGTAGGGTGAACGACACGATCATCCCTTCCCGACAATGACGAAAACGAGCCGCCGGATCGCCTCGGCAAAGCTGACGCCAAGCGCCATGGCGGCAATACCGGTGACGCCGAGCGCGCCGATGCCCATCAGCTTCCAGCGCTTGACGTCGTCGGTCACCGGCTTCATCTCAGCAACGTCACCACCGAGCGTCGAGACCGAAGCCTCGATATCGCCGACACGGTCAACGAGTTGGTCCATGCGCTGATGCACACCAGCCCGGCTGCTCGTCGCCTTGTCCTCGGCGCGTTGCGCGCCCTCCTCGATCCGGCGGATCGATTCCTGCAGACTGCGCATGCCTGCGACCAGTTCGCCAAGCTGGCGATGGACGCTCACATCGGTTTCAGCCGGATACATTGTGCCGTCTCCCATGCCCTACGCAATCGGCCTTTGACCAGACTGCAGCGGCACACAGACCGACGACGGTGCGGTCGATCTTGCGCTGATCGGCCGGTGTGGCGCCAGGGGCGCCGACCAGGTCGACGCCGACGACGCTTTTAAGGCCCTCGACATTTTTCGGTCCCGAAGTCCCACAGCCGGCCAGCATCAATGCAGGTATCGTAATCCAGGCGCTTTTCCTGAGCGCGGTTCGTAGCGTCATCGTTCTGCCTTTCGATCGCTTGAATGACGGACCGGGCGCCATCCGCCCGAATTTCGTGCACCGCCCAGATGATTGCGGCGAGACCGAGCCCACCGCACAGGATCCTCAGCCAGGCGATCATGCCGGATCGAGCCGCTTGCGCAGGAAGAGGAAGGCGCCAATCACGAAGGCAACTGCGATAATGCCGGCAAATGCCCATTGCAGCGGTCCATTGCCGGTGAACGCAAAGCCCAGCGAGGAAAGAATGCCCGCAAGCCAGGAGATGTTCTCCTTGCTGATCACGTCTGGCGGCTTCGGCGCGGCGGTAACGGTGTTGGAGGCGACGAACTCACCCTTTGCCCAAAGCCCGACTTCTGCAGACCGGCGGTTGACCAATCCCTTCACGCGGCTGCCGCCCGCATAGACCCACTTCATCAACTCCATCGGCACGGCGTCGTAGTCGCCGGCGTTCAGCTTTTTCAGCAATGTCGACTTGCCGAGCCTGCCGGTGTTGAAATCGAAAGAGACAAGCACGGCGAACTGGTTGTCGGTGACCGGCACAGTGACAAGGCGCGAGACACGCTCCTCGAATTTCGCGAGATCCACCAGAAGGATCTGTTCGGCCTCTGCCTCGGTGATCACCATGTTCGGTTTCACAACGGGCTCGCCCGCGGCGCTGGTATGGCCATAGCCGATGGTCCAGACACCGGCGACGTCGAGATACGCCTTCGTCTTCAGACCTTCCCACTGCTTGACGAGCGAAAGGCCCGCCGCATTGATGCGTCGGTTCATGTTCATGTCGTTTGTCCTGTTTAGATTGGGAACCGGAAGCAACGATGATGCGTTGCTAGGGCATGTCGTCGTAAGTCGCAGCCGACTTGAGGGACATGCAGCAAATCAACGTCCTGCAACGACCTTTGCGCATCCGATAAGACGCGTGGTGCTGCAGGCACAAAAAAGGGGATTTCGCCATGATAGACGCCGCATTCGTGAAGATGACCACACTGGCCATCGTCCTTGTCAGCTGTGTCGTTATGGTGCAGCCCTACTGACAAATCTGGACGCGGATGAATCCTAAACCAGGTCTCGTTATGCCAGGTCTCGACGACAGAAACCTGCAGGCTCGTCCATGGCTGGTCTCTGACCAGGAGACGGATGGGCTAGGAGACAGATGGCGGCTTTGGCGGCGACAGAGACCGCAACAAGCTCTTGAGGCTCTCGCTGTCGGCGAGGTGTGCCTTCTCACCGCGATTGTCACCGCATCTCTCGCGCAGGCTGCGCAGAAAGATAGCGACATCAGAGAGTTCGCCAACCTCGACCCGCACCTGCGCCTGGATCGTCCTGTAGATCTCCTCCAGCTTCAGGGCTTCATCAGCGCTGGCGGAGCCGGAAAGCGCGGAAACCCTTGCCTTGAGATCATCCAGCAGACCTTCGAACTCACGCGCGTCGCGTGCGGCCTTGGCCTCCAGGCTTGCAATCAGCATGTCAAGAATATCGAGATGTCGACGCTCCACTGATTGCAGATCGAAAGCCGCCCGCAGCTCTTTGCGGGTGCGTTCGCCTTTACGCAAGTGCGCCTTGAGGCGCACGCCATTCTCGGCGCAGCGCCTCATAATGTCATCGATCGAGAATTGCCCCTCCACCAAGTGGTCAAGCAGGGGCCGAATCAGCGCTGGCGGCGCCGTGACATTCAGCGCGGCCGAATACAGCGCCAGGTCGATCGAAGCATCCGGCATAAGCCACCTCCGCCTCATATGGCCTCGTGACGCGAGACTAACAGTATCCGGCATGCAGGATGGTAATTTTTGCGACAATGCTTTCGTAATCGTTAAACGGAAACTTCGATCTTTCGCGTCGCGAGATGAAAGTCAGCTGATCACGACGCTGAACGACAAGGGGCAGGCGAACCCGGCATGCGAAGCAAGGCTCATTTCGGCCGCGTCCACGGGTGTTTGATTGCGATCAGACATTAGCCGCCGCGACCCACATCGAGTCGATCTGGGTATCAGTCAGATTTACGGCCGCGCCGATGACCGCAACCAGAGGATGCAATCGTTTTAGTATAGTCGCGTATTCCCACTCGATCTTGGCTGTTTCTTTCTGCTCACCATCGGGCATAGCCTCGATCGCCTGTGTTACTTGGGCTGTCGTGTACCCACCCGAGAGAAGGCCTAGACGAAACTGCCTTGCCGTCAGTGGGGGCATTCTCGCCCGAATCTCCTCGGTGGTCGGTGGCACGTGCACCCAACCATCGAGGATATACTGATGGTCCGCAGATGGCTTCAAAGGTACTTCAATTGTACCTTCTCGATACGACGCCAAAATTTCGTCCGTTGGTTTTGTGTTCGTCTGCCAATAACCGTCAAACGGGTTGTAGAAGCCATTTTCCTCACTCATCGCATCAGCTCCTCGCCTCAAATACATTTAACGTTGCATTGAATGAGTAATACCAACCAGGGGGAACAAGGCCGAACGTCGAAAAATCATTTCCACCACTGTAGCCAGCATAATTGTTGTATACTGCTGTGATGGCCGATGGCCCGTAGTATATGGCGATGCCATTGTTTCCAGCGTTGGCAGATATTGGCAGCCAACGGCCGGTCGTGTTCTGATATACCGTGCCACCAATCCTAGAAACCCCAATCCACGTCCCTGCCCAGCCAGACCAGTTCGACAGGTTCCCCGCGCTACCAGCCGAATTCGCGTAGTTCACGTTAAAGTTGGAAGGATTGTACACATACATGTTCGAGCCGTCGTTGCCACCCCAAAGCCAGGACGGTTGGCCGCCTTGACCTGACCAATGGAAGTTAAGATCCACCCCGCCAACACGACGTGGATAGGACCTACCTTCGGCGGTAATCTTGCTATTGAGCGCGTCACTAAGGTAGGCACCGGCCCACGGCATGTAGATGTTACCGTTATCTAAATAGCGGGCGGCCCCCATCCGGAATTCCACTCCGCCCCATGACAAGTAGCCGTTTGGACCGCCGAGGACGAGGTCTCGATACCAACCACCAGATGAATTGAACATGCTGATGATCATAGAGTCGTTGGCTTGGTCGTGGCGAACCATGCCCCGCACAGAGCCAGTCGATGTGCGGAATTGAATTTGACGGTTGTTGTTGTTGTCAACTGCCATTTCCGGGACTGTGATCGAACCGGAGAAACCGGCACCATTAAGATTCGCCTTCGTGTTGGGATCGAAGTTCCACGGCGACCACACGTTGCGACCGTTGACGACGAATCCGCCTTTGACTTCCCAGGTACCGGTACGGAAATTGTAAACGCCATTAACGTTGTCGGCGTGGTCGCACATCCCCAAGCCGTACCAGCCTTTGAACTTGATATTGTGGGCTGTCCAAGTCGCGTCGTCACCATTGCCCGCGCCGATGAAGTTCGTGCCCGATGCGCCTCCAAACAACAGCGAGGGCGCGGTTATTTGACCCGAAAATGTCTTCCCGGCCATAGTCGCAGGCAGACGTGCGTCTGCCAATGTACCAGTCGTCAGGTCGCTGGCAGACGCCGAAGACGCAACAGCGGCAAACCCAAGTGTCGCCTTAATGCCGGCAGCGTCAGGATCATCGAGAATCGTCCGAGCGAACGGAGTCAACGCTGTGGTCGCGTAAGCATCCGTCGCCGTGGTGTAGAGCATCTGGTTCGCAACAGTGGTGAGACCAGCGATCGACTGCAAGCCTAGATCGTAGGCCTGTACGTTCGCTCCAACTTCGACGCCGAGCGCAACTCGAGCTCCGCTCGCCGATGTCGCTCCTGTTCCTCCGGCGGTCACCGGTCTTGGCGCGTTGGCGTCGGCCGCCAGGTCGTCGATCAACGTGTTATAAGGCACGCTCTGAATGGTCGTGTTCGGCACGCCTTTGGTGCCGGCGGGGGGCGAATAGACGCCACCTGTTCTTGGCATGGCTTTTCTCCATAGAAATACCCCGTGTTTGGGGCTTCCAAGTCGTCGAGTATTGATGAGATGGTTGTGTTGCGGCGGGGGCGCCTCTGCCTGGCGTCCGAAGGCCGCCGGAATGCTAGTGCATGTCGCGCAAAAGTGGTCTGCAATCTCGCGATGGCGACTTGCGTAAAAACAAGAGCTTAGGCACGGAAAGCGAACCCACGAAATCGCGGAGCGCGCTAAGATCCAGCGTTACTTGACTGGCAAGTCGCGATGGATGGCATCCTGTGACAGAATTGATCGGCGACCGGTGGTTGCGGCTGTACACCCAGGTTTGAGCCACCGCATAGGCGAGCTGCAAACGGCACGCCCTGCCCCAACGGAGTTGACGATGAAAATGTCACGTGCGGCCCGCGGCCGCCGCGGTGCGGACCGTCTCCGTAAGCTCGAGCAAGGATACCTTTGGCGGCAGCGACCACATAGTCACGAAACCGGCGTGGGATCACCGGCCTCCTATCGCTTCTTCCGCCCCGCTGAAAACAGCCGGCCGTAATCGACGCGGCGCATGCCATCCGGGTCTCGGCTGACGACGTCGGGGCGCGTCTTTTCAACCTCCTGCGCCATCACGCCAACGTGTTTGGCGCCGCGCTGGGGCTCGCCCTTGTAGCGATATTCGTAGAGCGAATGCCCCTCGAACTTGCCGACCTTCTTGATGTCCTTCTTGAGCCGACGGTCGGAAGGCTTCGGCAAGAAGTCCAAGAAATTTTTCAGTATCCCGTTGCCGGCATCCATTCGCGCCTTGTACGCCTCGAGCTGCCCCCTGTAGTTGTTCTGCACCAGCCCGGCATAGTCCGCCGGCTCGATCCGCTGCCCTTGCGTCGGCACGAAGTTCGGGTTGCTCACCTGGGCGCCGGAGAGCAGGCTGGAGATTTCGTTGATCGGCTGGTTGCGTTGGGCATACATCTCGTTGAGATACTGCGCCCTCGCGGCGTTCTGGGCTGCGAGCTGCGCTTGCTGGGCGTTGTAGGTCTGGTCCTTCAGCGCGTTGTTGGCAGCCGTTGCCGATTGGCCGTTCTGGTGCATCTGCTGCTGCGCGTCGTTGCTGAAGCCGGCGGCCGCGAGCGCCTGGTTGAAGGTCTGCTGCTGGGCGGCGTTCATCGCTTGCTGCTGCGCCTGGTTCTGGGCAAAGAGCTGCTGTTGCGCGGCGTTTGCCTGCTGCATGTTGTTGGCGTTCTGGGTGTATTGCTGGTTCTGCGCCTGGTTGGCGAACTGGCCGCTCGCCAAGGCCTGGTTATAGGCCTGCTGCTGGGCGCTGTTCTGGAAGCCCGCCGCATCCCTCGCCAACCCTGCGAGCCGCGATTGCTCCTGGCCCGCATTGAGAATGGCGCCGAAGCGCGCATCGTTTGCCTGTCGGCCGGCCTGGTCGATCGCCCGGTTATAGGCCTCCGATCCCGGCTGCAGGCCCTGGTTGGCCAGTTGCGTTTCCAGTGCCGCGCGATCCCGCTCGAGTTGCGGGTTCATGCGCGACATCAGCGCGTCCTCGTAGCGCTTGGTGTCGAAGTTCGTCTCGTAGGAGCGGGTGACGTCGCCGGCATTGCCGAGTGACGTTTGAATGGTACCGGCATTGCCGACGCCCTTCTGGATGTCGCCCGCCCCGGCAATGGCGTTCTGGACGGTGCCGGTATTGCCGAGGTGCGTCTGCAGGTTTGGGCCACCGCCATATTGGCTATAACTCGGCAGGTTGATCGAGGCCGGGTTGCCGGCCGCCGGCGCTCCGGAAAGATCGATCGGTTTGCCGAGCAGGTCGTTCAGCCGGCCCGACTGGTTGTTGGCAAGCGTCGCCAGGTTCTTTTCGGCAGCGTCCGTCTGGTCCTTGATCGCCTGCTGCGCCGGCGAGAGCGTCTGCGTCGCCGTCCAGATCGGCAGGTCGTAGTTCGCCCCATTCATCGGATCGGTCCATTTGCGGGTGCCGGTCTGTGAATAGGTCAGGCTGCCATCAGGGGTTACCTGGTTGATATTGCTCAACGTGCCGTTCGCCACAGCCGTACCGATGTTCGTCGAGGTTTGCGCCGCCGCGGTTTCGCGCGGATCCGGCGGCTTGGGTGCTTTGGACTTGCCCATGTTACCTACCTTTGCCCATGTTGATTACCTTCGCCCATGTTGATTACCTTCGATTGACGGCATGTGCCCGCCAGTCGTTGTCGGTTAGCCCGTATAGTGCTCGGCATCGTCGATCGTCATCGTCACCACCGTCCTGTCGTCGGAAGGTTCCAGCAGGTAGCGGCTGACCACCGAGCTCATGCCTTTCAGCGGCGTAAAGGTCACGGCGACCGAACCACCTGTCGCATTGGTGCGGGTGATGCCCTCGAAATAGACATCTTCCGGCGGTTCCTCGTCGAACCAGACATAATCGACCGTGTTGGCCTGCCATTTGGCGCGGCCCTGCTCATAGGCTTTCAGCAGCAACGTCGAGGTGCCGCCCGAAGCGTGGCGCACCGTCACGCTGTCGAGCGCGCCCGATGCGCTCGACCTACGGGTCCAGCCCGAGATCGCCGATTTCGTGATATAGCCGGTGCCCCAGTCCTCCTCGCTCATCGGCCGGCCGACGAGCAGCCGCTGCACGCCATCGCGCGTCAGCTCGTGCGACTCCGAACCGCCGATCATTGTGATCGGCCGGTCGAACCGTCGGCCCGCCCACCAATGAGGATAGTCTCCGGTCAGGTGCATCGCCGCTTCGGCGGCACCAGCCAAGGTCTTGCCGAGCTGGTTTCCGGCCATGAACAGCCGTTCGCGAAAGGTGGCGCCCGCCTCATGAAACGCAGTCTGCCTGGCATAGGGCCGGTAATAGCGCAGCCTATTCGTGTTCTGCCGCCGCCCGATCTCGATCGCCAGCTCCATCCGCTCCCTGAGCAGCGAGGAAAGGCTTGATCTTGGCGTCGAGCTTGCGGATCCGCTCGAGGAGTTGCTCATCCGTCATCTCCCCGATCTGGTTGACATTGACGGTCACGTCCTTCGGCATCAGCGAAGCCACGGCCTTGAGGAAGTCATGCGGGTTCTTTTCGATCAGCGCCTGGATCGCCGCCGCCCCTCGGCTCTCCCAGGCGGAAAGCATGTCGTCGAGAAAGAGCTCGCCGAGCTTGGAGCGCACCGCCTTGCGGGCGCGCGTTCGTGCAGGTGCACCCGCGCCGATTGGGGCTCCGACCCGCGGCTCGCGCGGCAGGAAACGCCCCGTCTTCGGGTCCTTGGCTGGTTTTCCGATACTCATGATGAGGACTCCCATGCAGCGCCGATGGCGCCGCAAAGCTCTTTACAATCGCTCAGGCATCCGCGCGCGCAGCAAGCGGCAAACGGGCAACAGCCTTCCGATATCCACGGGAAATTGCGCGGACCCACTTGACCTTAGGTTGCATTCTGTCACCAATACTAATTTACAGGCCGCGCATTCGCGGCACCCGGTGCGGACCAAGGCGCCTCACACCGGATGAGACGGGTACGTTTGGGAGATAAAGCTATCAAATTGCAGCATAATTTATCCATTTGATCGTCCCGGTTGTGAGGAATTATGCCGATGAATAAGACGGGTGTCTGATGATCCAAAACGCAGTCAGAAGGTTGAAGACCATTTTCACGCCGCGGCTGTCCGCCGCAAATGTCTCGCCCAGGTTGCTCGAACTCGCCACCTCAGGAAATCTCGACGCCCAGGCAGTCCTCGGCGAAATCTATTTCAACGATGGCCGCGAGGAAAACTACGCCGCATCCTACCACTGGAACGGACAGGCAGCCCGCCAGGGCCACGCCGCCTCTCAAGCCCGCCTCGCAACGATCTATCACCAGGGCCTCGGCATCGAGCCTGACCCGCAGGAGGCGCTTCGCTGGTGGCGTAGCGCCGCGCGCAAGGGTCATGATGGTGCCCGCCAGGCAATCGACAGGCACAACCGGGATGACGGCGGTGTCGACCTGAACACGGCACCGGCCGGCTTCTGCGCGGCACTCGATGCTCGCGGCAGACACCGGGGGGCAGCCAAGGGGACACCCGCAGACAGCCTGTCGCCGCAGGCGCTGGAGATATCGGAAGAGGAACAGATTGATGGCGGCCGCAGCTGAGCAGACGAGCAACGCCGCGTCGGCACAGCTATCGACGTTGTCCCGCGGTCTCAGCTCCCTGAAGGTGAGCAACACGGCTTTGACGCACGCTTCATCGATCAACTCCCCCGATAGGAGCAGCGACGACGAATGATCCAGCATTTATGGACGTGGCTGCGTGCAATTTTCGCCGGAAAGGCCCGTCGACCGCCTGTATTGGCCGATCCGTCGCCGCCGCCAGGCGCCACGACCATAGCACCGAGACTGATCGAACTCGCCAAGGGCGGAAACGTCGACGCGCAAGCGGCGCTCGGAGAACATTTTTTCGGCGATTGCGAGGAAAACCTGGCTGCCGCCTACTACTGGAATGGGCTGGCTGCGCGCGGCGGCCACATCGGCGCTCAAGGGCGGCTGGCCACGATTTACCACGAGGGGCTAGGCGTCGAGCGCAACCCCAAGGAGGCGTTCCGCTGGTGGCATAGCGCGGCCCTCCAGGACCATTACGGTGCGCAGATGATGATCGCGGCCGCCTACGAACTTGGCGTCGTCGTGGAAGCTGACCTGGAAGAAGCCGCCTACTGGGTTTCCCGCTCGTATTTCGGCGCAGACGGTCGTCCAGAGGCCCTCGAATTTGTCGGTGCCTATTACGAATCGGTCATACGGAAGTTATCCGAGGAGCAACGTCTTCGCGTTGCTGAACGCTTGCGCCACCTCGCAGAAACAACATCACGATAAGCGTCGCCGAACGACCTTATCAACGTCGCGCAAACGCGCAGCGCTGTCCTTCAAGCAACAACGACACGCGAAGAGGGCACGCCCTTCCAAGAAGCCGAGAAGCACTTCAGGCGCGCCGGCCAATTCGAGAGAGAGAGAGAGAGAGAGAGAGAGACATCTGGATGGACAGCCGCGGGCTGCAACTGGCAGGAGCGCGATCGACCGGCTCGTGCCTCCAAAAATAAAAAAGGCCGCTTCGATTACGAAACGACCATCCTGAAATATCCTTAGCCCGCTTCCGGCAGAATGGCAACCCCTTCGAACAAAATTTGTTCTAGTTTCGTTCTTTTTTTGAATGGCGCCCGCCTGGCCAGGCACTGGGCAATCAAAGGCGCGTGACGTGCGCCGCTTTCTCGCGATTTTGGCTTGCCGACATCAGGCGTTGAATGCCGGGGCGCATCGCGCTGATCCTTGAGATTGTGCTGTCCACGAGAACTGGCACGTCACCTCATGCACCGGCGACGCTCGCAGACGCTGCCGTTCGCCCCATGCCGGGGTTGTGCGACCACGCATCAGCGGCAAGCCATCCTCAAATCTCGCCGGACATGTCCAACCTGCCCGGAACAACTGAAGCGCCACCTTCGTTGCCCTTTCGGATGAGCCTTCGCCGGCCCTGCGTATCGGTTAGGGATAACTTGCAGGAATTTGGTTGCGCGCGTCCGATTGTGCTATCATCGCTTCCGGGAGGAGAATGTCATGGAGAATTTCTTCGCACTATTCGCCGTTGTCATCGGTTCCGCCGTGCTGGGCCTTGCCCTCGCCTACGGCATGCGCCGCCAGAGAGACAGCCACCAGCCACCCAAACACGACGATGCCACGCTGAAATTCTAG